CATCTGGTTTCTTAGCGCAGTAATTCCGGGAATTTCGAGAGGGATGCTGTTAGCAATTGCAGATTGGCTATTCATTGCCTCGACCCGCGCCTTTTCTGCTCCGTCTGCCAGCGAGTCAAGACCGCTAACCATCACGCCTAGCCCTGTAGCAATACTTTCTCCGCTCTCATACAGCACAATGCCGATCTGTTTCCCAAGCCACTCGGTCGCAGTTAAAGCCCCTCCGATTGCGGGTACTAGAACGCTCGTTGCAGTATTCGCCAGCCCTTGCCATTGCAAAGATATTTTTTCGAGATCGTCTCCAAGAGCCTCGGCTTCTGCTGCATTTTTCGTTGTCATCCCGCTAAACTGAGTGCCCTCAAAAACCAGCTTTTGAAGCGCACCCGCGCCGCTGTTCAGAAAAGGAATCCACTCTGAGCCTACGGTTTTACCCATAAGAGACGCGGCCGCATCCGTTTTTACTATGCCGTCTTCCATGTCGTAAAAATTTTCAGCAATATCAAAAACGATATCCTCAAGTGATTTATAATCACCGCTTGAGTTTTTTATATCGATGCCAAGATTTTTGAAAGTTGTTGCCGCAGAACTGGAATCGTTCCTCGCGGCGACAAGCTCAATAGATAAATTTCTCAATCCTTTTTCGAGTGCAGCAGGGCCAACATCTGCGAGTTTCGCGGCATAAGAAAGTCCCGCCAAGTCCTCAACTGTAATCCCTATTTTTTGCGATAAATTGAACATCTCGGATTGTGCGTCAATCGAGTTTTTAACCATATTCGCAAAATGGTTTACAGAAAATGCAATACCAAGCGTTCCAAGAACACTTTTTGCTGTGCTCACTGCGCTCGATATGTTGCTCATCGCGGAATTGACGGTGTTTTTCGCGGAATTCATGTCAGTGGTCAGCTGCTGCATTTGCGCTGACATTAGAATTTCAAGTGACCCAGCAAGTGCCATTATCTTAACCTCTGTCCTATGCTGTCCTTGATCTTTTTAGCGACGGTTTGCCGGTCGAATTCTACTTTCTTTTCAGTCGTGTACGGTGCTTCTCGCGTCGGGCTATTCTGCGTTATTTCGTGCATGTACTCGACGGATAATTGCCTGATCGTTCTGCTTTCCCAAGCGTCTAACTCTACGCCGGTATTCTCTTGCCAATCCTTTATGTCCGTGTGCGTCACTGCGCCATTCTTGCCAATCGGCCCGATCTGGAACAGGTAGTCTACAACGTGCAAGGCATTGCAATCAGGGTAATCCACTTCTCCACCGGCATGCAGTATATTATCTTCCCTGCTGCTCACCGTGTCACTAGATTCCGGGATGCACTTCAACCACGCAATCTGCCGGGTATACAGGCTCAGCTCTTCACTAAGCCCTGAGAAAAATTTGCCCAATCAGAAATATACTTAGCTCCCTGATCTGCAATAAAGCCAAGCGAAAGATCAGAGTAAACAGCTATAAAAAGCTCACGCCCTTGCAGCTTGTCATAGTCGATATTCTCAAAAGACTGCGTACAATCAGCGAGAAATTCCGCAGCTTCAGCGGTTTTCTGTTCGGGAGTCTGGTCGATTTTTCCTTTCTTCCGAAGCCGCTCGATGTTCCGATTATTCATCTTTGACGTGGCGCGTGAATACTCTTTTGACCCCGGACTGAAATAGACAATAGCCATCTCTTTTCCGGAATCATCGGTCATAATCTCGTCGCCCGCCGTCTTCAAAACCAAGCGGCCAGTATTCTGTGCTGAAAACTTTCTAATATCCATAATATCCTCGCGGGTGATTTGCCCTTGCCGAGCGACGCCGACCCCCGCGAAGGAATCGAACGCCGCCCGGTAGGTACGGGTTTTCCGGGTTACACAACCCCGATAATAACTATTGTATATGTAACGCTCGTTCCACTTGAGCTATTCGCTATTTTAAGCAAATCGCCTGTGGAAGCAGTGATTGCCATGCCGGTATTATCAGGAGCCGTGAGCGCGAACATGCCGCCCGGACGGACCACCAGAACATCGTTCGTGGCGCTGAAGATCGTAGCCACCTGATTCGATGCCGCGCCTCCAACCAGTACGTTGTTCGTGTTCCCTGACGCTGCCGTGATGATAATCGCTTTCACTTTCGTGAATGTGATGGTCGTTCCAAAAGCGTTGGTCAGCCCGCCAGCAAGGTCAAGATCTTCCGTCGAACTTGCCGTCAGAGTGCGCGTATCAGTAAAAATCTGATTCGCCTGATTCGCGCCGGTTCCGTCTGCCAGGTTGGTCACGGAATTGAACGCAATCGGATAACTAACCGTCCCAATATCTAGCGCACTATCAAGTACGCCTGAGAGTTTCAAGGAAACCTGCGTATTAAGTGCCATTAGATCAGCACCTCTACCCAATCAACGTCAGTGGAGGACGTGGAAACTTCAAGAGTGGTGCTTGCCATTTTCTTTTGCGACTGGTCGCCAATGGAAACTTTAAACGCAGTCACAAGAACTTGGCAATAATATTTATCGCCTTCCGGTGTCGTGATCAGCGTTGCGTAAAGCGCCGTAGAGTCACGCGCAGCTTTCATCAGCACTTGCCCTGCGTCGTCAGTATCCAGCGCAAGGCCGAGCGTAAAGCTCCCCGGATCGCGTGAAGTTTTGATCTTTTTCGTGCCCTTGATCGCCACTGGCTTGGTGCCATCGACCGACCATTGAGCGCCAATTTCGCCGAAGGTCAGAACTTCCCCAACGGTAGTGTATGACAGCGCCGCATAACCAGCACTGTCGAAAGTTGCCGGAACCCCGGCAGAGATTTTAAACGTGGTGCCTGCTGATGCAATTGGGCCTGCCATGATGTGTTTCCTCTAGAATGATCGTTCTAACGTGTGTATGTAACGGTGTAATCCTGAATCTGGAAATACACCTGTATTTCAGGGTCATAAATATCCGGCCCTTCCGAATCCGGGATTACTCCCTGACAAGCAAATCCGTTTATAGTGCCGCGTGATAGCGGTAATGCCGCCCTCACCAATGCCATGATTGACTGCGTTTCCGCGTAGTCGTCTGCCATTACAGTGATCTGTATCCGCTCGGTCATGAGATACTGAGCCGATGCCATCGCCACGTTGTTATGCTGCTGTCCGCTAATCTTCTTAATCGAGATTGCTGGAATGGTCGTTCCTATTCTAACAGCTCCAGAGACAATTTTCGAGGCCGCCACGACTGCGGTCAGATTCGCGGAATTAGCCAGCAAGTATCCGACAATGGCGACGCCTGACATTATGCCTTCTCAGTCTTAACAGGAGCCGGTGGAATGTACTTTTCAGCCATTGCAGATCCGATAAAGAGCGTTCCAATATCCGTGGAAACTTCGTACTCTTTACCAGCGACGAATACGCCGAGATTCTTTCCGTTCACTTTGTTTTTAACGTCAACCAACATAACAATTTTCATTCGTCACCCTCAACAAAAATATGGGAAGTATCTATGCCTTCCTTGTTTTGCAACCTGTTTTTAATGTAATTCCCGGTGGCGATAATTGCGGCCGCCGCATTACGATCAAGCGCAGGGCGCATAAACGGACGTTCACGCGCTCCCGGATGGATTACAGCCGTGTAAATCCGCGTGCCGTTGATCAACATGCCAGCCCTTGTTCGTGGTTTAATTTCGTGCTCTTTCGTTCCATATTCGACCATGTGCGCGTAAAAGGCATCTTTGCCTTTGTGCTTCCCGCCCACTTTCAGATATGACTCTACGCTGCCATTTTTACGGTTGATTTTGGTTGTTAGCCGCAGCGCGTTTTTCAGATTGCCAGAATGACCAACAGCAACGCTATTTCTCGCGTCGTCTAATATCGGCTTTTGACCAGCCCGCAACGCACCGCGCATGATGTTAAGCTGTAATTTCCCCGGCAATTGCTCAAGAAATTTATTCAGCTCATCAAGCCCGCGAATGTTTAAAGTAGTTGTCGTGCTCATGTCACTAGCTCCGCCATAACCTCAAGATAGTCTCGACTGCCGATAATTGCAGGCTCCGTGATGATCTGATAAACCCGCCTTGTTGGGCGATTTAGAACGATTCGCATAGAACTGTTCAGCCCGACAAAGTAGCGCATCCGAATTCGTGCGAGTGATTTACTCACCAAAAGATTATTCACCTGCGATTCAGTCCTGCTTGGTAGGTCGTCCATCACCTCCATGTGCCGCACTGAATTGAGCGTCCATGTCACAACCTCGCCGCGATATGTGGCATCAAGCGTCACCGTCTTTTCCTCGATCCTGCCACGATAGTTGAGGTTGATTGCTCTCATGATGTTCTGCCGTATACCCGTTCTGGATCAAGCATTCCATCTATGTAATGCGAAGGCATGGAGTTAATAATTGTGCCAGCAACGTGTGCGCTGCGATTATCGTACATGCTCCGTATGCGTAGCAGCATCCACGTCTTGATACACTGAGGAACAGAGGCCCGCGCACCATAGCCAGCAACGTAGACAATAGTGACTGCATTAATTTCCTGCTGTGTAGACGGCCATGAATAACCGTAAGCCGGTTTAATGCGCGTCAGTATCCCGGAGGTATCAACATCGTATTCCGTAGAAGATAAAACCGTTGTGGTTCCGTCAGTCGCTGTATATGTAATACTCGTTACAGATTGCGCCGGGGGAATCAGAATGTGATTGTATGACTCCGGGAAATCGTCAAGGTATTTTATGACTGACTGCGTGACCAGCTTTCTGCCAAGGCTCAATTCTGCCGCCTGCCGAGCCGACGCGATGAACATAGACAACATTGGGTCGCCCGTCGTGTTCGTCGTTGGGCATCCCGCGCCAAGAGATCCATCAGCGATATTGTCTGTATAGATCGTGGTCGTGTTGTCGGCAATCGTGGCGAGCAGCAGGTATTCTGTACCTGCCGCCGCAGTGCGGTAAATCTTGCGCGAGGTGACAAGCGCACCGCCGATAGGAATTGCTGTAAGCTCGATCTTGCCATTTACAGCAGCATTGGCAACAGTGACAGCAGCAGACACGGTGCCGCCTTCTGTCTCTCCGTCAGCCGTTACAAAAGTAACACGGTATCGGTGCGCCCCAGCAGTCACATTGCCAGCAACGGCCGGGGAAGCGAGTGCGGCAGTCAATTCAGTTGGCGCCGGTTCCTGATTCGATTCGTCAATCTGACAAAAAGACATCACCTCCGCAACTGTGAGCGGTTCCTCTACCGGTGTGGCCGGTGTTGCTACGCTGCCCGTCTGCCCGCCGCTCATTACACAGTCTCCGTGTCTGGATTTGTGAAATTATACCCTGTTTTCTGCACCCATACGTAAACTGTTGTTCCAGAATCGAGGTAGAAGGTCACTTGCCCGGAGCTGTTTGTTCTGCCGGATGCAAGAACAGTCGTTCCAGCAATATCACTTGTCGCCCACACATCGGCATCAGGAACCGCAGCGCCACCTGTTTGAGTCACGGTGTAGACAAAAGGAGTCGCGCCCGCACCTGTCACGGACAGATTGCCGAGCTTATAACCAGCCGTGCCAGCAGAGTACGCTCCAGGCAACGCTGTGCCCCATGGGTCGCCAGCAAGTCCAGCTGCGGTAATGGCCGCGCCTGTTGAGCCTGACGCAACGTGGCCGCTTGTCGCTTCGTCCCACACGGCATCAGAGATTGCTGCCGCCGTTGGGATTGTGAGTGCTGCAATCTGCGCTGGAATAGTCGTTCCGGTGTCCTCAAGAATCGCCGCAATTTCCGAGTCCAAGAAGTCATCGATTGTGTCCAATTTGGAATTGACGGTTACGAATGAGGCCGCAATATCAGAAGCGTCCGCAGGGTCAGCAGGGAGGTTATCAGTCTTAGCCTTGATCGCCGCAACCTCGGTATCCACGTACCCGGTCAGGGTCGCAAGATTCGCGGCACTCGCAAGCGCCGTGAGGCCAGCCCCTGCCGCGCCTATCTCTGCAGTGTCAACCAGAATTGAATCAACCACGCCATCAATCACGCTCAACTGGGTATCAAGATTAGCAGAAGCAAGGCCAACGGCAGAGCGCACATCAGCAGCCGAGAGAGTGCTGAAGCCGGTGGCAGTAATCCACGCGGCGTCACCACGATCACGGATGGCCTCAAGCGTATCTGTCACGCTCCATGACGCGCCTTTTATCTCAGTAAATGCGGCCACCATTTCGGTATTTGTCGGTGCGTCGTAGTCTGCAAGAGCCGTATCCACCTCTGCATTGACCTGTGCCGCGCTTAGGTTGTTGAGTGCAGAGATCTGCGCTGGTATGTCCGTTCCGGTATCGACAAGAATTGCAGCAACCTCGGTGTCCACATAGGCCGCAAGCGTTGCAAGGTTCGCCGCTGAAGCAAGTGCCGTCAGCCCTGCGCCCGCTGCACCAATCTCGGCGGTATCTATAAGCGTTGCCGCCGTGTCCGATTTAACAGCAGCAATGTCCGCACTGATCGATGCGCCAACAGCCGCGCCGAGCACAGATGCAAGCGCGGCATTGTCCGTGCCTCTCATTGCCGCGCCATCGATATTGACAACATCTGCCGCGATAATGTCGAGGATTAAATCCAGCCTGCCGCCGTTTATCCAGTCCGTCAGCGCGCCCATTCTTGCAACAGTTACTTCGTTCGTGTTCGCAAGTTTGGCATCCAGATCAAGCCCGCCTGCGTCGGAGATTGGGAGGCCGCCAGCTGCGTCAGCAGCGGCATTCGGTAGAGCGGTCATTCCAAAGCGTACAGAGTCCTCAAGATTAACAGCAGATACTTGCAACTCGATTGTCAGAGGCGCCATGTTCGCGGCCCCTTTTAGCATGAGCGTTACAGAACCCGCCGTTGCGACGATGGTGTCGCTCAAGTCGAGGCGATACATCCCCGGCATATTCGTGCCGTCGATTGCGACAAAGCCACCGTCTGAATGCGCCCCGCCCACTGTCTGGGTGACAAGCGTCAGCGCCGTAGCTGATCCCGTCGCCCCTTTGCGGTAGTAGCATACAAGACTTGCCGTGTTGTACGCCAGCCCGGTCAGGCCGCCGCCCGTAGTCGAGGAGGAATCCTGAATGAAAATATCAAGAGTTTGATCCGTCGCGCCCGCCTTTATGATTTTTTTCATCCGTGCATCCCTCCATTCATTCCGGGATGCACGATCATCCCACCGCCACTGCCTGCGCCATCGTCGAAGCCGGAGAATACTGGCCAGAGGCATATCGTTCTTGTTGAGTCTTGCGTCCACGAACCGGCATCTGTCCTGTACGTTTTTTGAATATCGGCTCCAAAAATAGAATACTCCGCGTCAGTTATTTTAAAAGCGTAGTGGCATGTAATCGTATTGCTCGCGTGCGTTGGCTTTAAAATTATTCGATAGTCTGTGGCGGCAGAAACAGAAACTGCAGTATCGAAATAAGAATTCATCATGCCAAAAGAGCCCGTCACCGATTCATTGCTTGAAATTTCGGCCGTTGCCAGAACAGTATTTGCCGAGTCGTACAGCACAACCTGCCCTGTCGCGCCACTCGAAATTATTAAAGCGGCACTAAATCCGCTTATTTTACACGGCGTCGCTACACGAAAAAGATTCCCGATTTCATCCGGTGTGTCGGCAGAGTCAAAAGCGGTTTCGGCGGTCACGATGTCTTGAAAAAATCCTGACGCCGGAATAATAACCCCGTCATCATATACGAGATAGCAAACCATTGTACTCGCCACTGCCGCCCATGATGCTGTGTAGTGAGCAGACCGGCTCAAATGATTTGATGTCGGCGCAAGAGTGCTTGCGGTTACTGCGATCTGAGCGTTGCCGGTAGACTGCACGATTACAATCGCAATCTTATCATCGACAGATACAGCAGCGACAGATGTCAGCGTTGTAGTCAGGTATGTATTGTCGTCGTTATTAGCCACAACGTGAGCGCCGTTTGTAGTCGTGGCCCACAGAGTCCCGGATGGGTATGACGCCGAAATAGTTTCTACTCTGACGTCAAAAGTTGACCCTGTCGTGACTGTTCTCGTTTTCCAAATCACCCCCGAAATATTCCCTGATCTGATCACAGAGATCATAGCAGCCGCTTTTTCCCCGGATGCGTCAATCAGCATATTACCGGCCG